TCAATACCAGTTCTCACGCCCCCTCCCGTCCGTAGTCACGCCAACATGCCCAACACGCACAATCATCACACAACCACAAATAACCAGTTGACATTCGTAGCCATGTACACTAACGTATAGAGCCAAGCAAAGGAGGTGACACAACATGCCCAGAACGAGCCAGATTACGCGAAGTATTACAACCACAGCGTGCATTGGCCAGCACGTGAATCAGTACGGGGAGTTTGAGGACTTCTGCGATGTAACATCCTTCCCCACTACTGAAGAGAAGGCCACTAAATACTTTCGCCGAAAGTACAACGACCAGTCCATCACGATCAATAAAGTAGAGCAGGAAACTCATGTCTATTACATGAGTGTTGAAGAATTTATCGCCTGCGCACACGAACGAATTAAGGAGAACTAAAATGGCAACCGAAATCACCACCATCGAGAACAACACCATGGCCCCCACCATCACCGCCAAGCCCGTCATGGCTCTGGCGTTTGACACCACCACGGGAGAAGGCAAGAAGCGCCTTTTCAACGCGCTGAATACCGCCGAATCCCTCAATGATGCCGACATTAAGCAGCTCACGCTTTCGGGTATCATCGTGCAGCCTACCGAGCGTTTGGACCAGGCAACCGGCGAAGTTGTCATGTGTGAAGGCACCACGTTTATTACCGACCAGGGAGCTTATTTCTCCCAGTCTGACGGTATCGCCCGCTGTGCTAAGAACCTTATCATGGCGTATGGTTCGGACTTCGCAGCTGAGCCTATCACCATCGAGTTTACCGAGCGTAAGCTTGCTGGCGGGCGCAAGCTTAAGCAGTTTATCGTCCTTTAATCTTTCGGCACCTTGTAAGCCGTGTGGTAGCATGAGGGGGCTGTAAAGTCCCCTCTTTGTTTAGGTGGTGCAAAATGGCGTATGACGTTAGCCGTGTGCAGAAACGCGCACGCGACAAGGAATATAGGCTCCGCAAGCAAGGCGCAAACCGTGAAGCTATTGCAGATATTTCTCCACGTAAGTCCTGGAAAGAAATCAAGGCTATGACTACCGCCCAGCAGCAGGGTTACGCCAAGCGTCTTGACATATGGAACCGAACTGCTCGCTATACGGGTGTGAGCAGTGGCAATGTCATCCCTACTGCCCTTATAGATCAAGCCAAACGTTTGCAGGTAAAGCGCAATGAGTTCATCTATTCTGAGCGTGAGCGTATTAAGGGAATTGCGCCTGATGAATGGGCTAAATACTATACGCCCCGCGAGGGAATCTTGGGTAAGGGCGCTGATATTATGGGCCTTTTGGCCCCTGTAGATATCAGCAAAATGAATCTACCGGCTTCTGTAGAGGTTGCCCGTAGGCGTATTAAGCGTTTTGAGGAGCGCAACAAACACAAGTTTAGCTATTATCGCGGGTTGCAGCGTAATGCCATGGAGCAGATGCTGTGGAAGCTCGACCAGTACGAGCTTGCCGAAGTAGTGCATCAGATGAAAAACGATGCGTTTGACTTGTTATCTACCGTTTACGCTTCCTGGGACATGCTTAAATATGAATACAATCCGAAGGGTGAAGGTACCGCCTTCGAGGACCCTTATGGGGCTTTTCGCGGCTATGTGGAGCGCGCTTTGGCTATTACCCAGGGTAAAGATATGGTCACCATCCAAAAGAACATGGAGCGGGTGGCAACGAAGCGTGCTACTCGTGCCCGTGAACGTGCTAAAGCGGCTGGGCTTGAATAATGAGTTGGGCAGTTTCTGCCGACTTCGAAACGACAACGGACCCAAAGGATTGCCGCGTATGGGCATGGGCCGTCGCGCTTATCGAGGACCCCGAGCAAGTTTATTACGGCAACTCCATACAGACGTTTATGAATTGGTTATCTCGTGGCGAAGTGCATACGGCATGGTTTCACAACCTTGCGTTCGATGGCAAGTTTATCTTGGATTATCTGCTGCGATGCGGATACGCGCACGCAGATGACAACCCAGGGCGTAGCCAGTTTGCAACACTGATATCCAGCAAAGGTAAGTTTTATCAAATCGAGGTGTGTTTCGGAAACGGTGTAAAAGTCATCTTCCAAGATTCACTCAAAGTGTTTCCTATGACCGTCGCACGAATCGCCAAAACGTTTAACCTCCCTGAGCAGAAGGGTGATTTGGATTACCGCAAATACCGCGAACCCGGTCACAAAATCACGGCGGAGGAACTGTATTACATCAGCCATGATGTGCAAATTGTGGCACGCGCCTTGCAGCAGAATTTTGCTCAGGGTCTGGAGAAGATGACCGTTGGAGCAAATGCCATGGCGTTTTTCAAACAGCAGTTCGGCAAGAAGGCGTTTAAAACCTACTTCCCTACCCTATCGCTAGAAGCGGATAGCGATATCCGCAAGGCCTACCGAGGGGGCTTTACCTATGTAGAGCCAAAATACGCCGGGGTGGAAATAGGCGAAGGCATATCGGTTGACTACAATTCGATGTATCCAAGCGTCATGAAAAAGTATCCCTACCCTTGTGGGACACCTGTCATTTTCGATGGGCAATACGAATATGACCCTGCGTATCCTCTTTATGTGCAACGGATGGTGGTGGAGTTCAGGCTAAAGCCCGAAGGTGTGCCGATGCTACAGCTTAAGAACAAAGGTTTTTACGGCAACCATGAGTATGTGCGTGAAACCGTTGCCCCTGTTGAAATCACGGTTACGTCTGTTGACTGGGAAATCATGCAACGGATGTATGATGTTGATGTGCTGATGTACGCTGGCGGCTATAAGTTCGCTGCTAGAAAAGGGCTTTTTGACGAATATATCGACCACTGGGGCCATGTCAAAGAAACATCAACCGGTGGTTTACGTCAGCTTGCGAAGCTGATGCTTAACAACCTCTATGGCAAGTTTGCCACCAATCCTGATGTGACCGGCAAAATACCTGTATATGACGCTGAAGATGGGATTGTGCGTTATGTGCTCGGCGAAGAAGAAACGCGAGCGCCCGTGTACATCCCTGTTGGCGTGTTTTGCACCGCATACGCCAGGCGCGAGCTGCTTTTCGCTATCCTTGATAATCGCGAGCGTTTCGTGTATTGCGACACGGATTCGCTGCATCTGCTCGGCACTGAGCAGCCTGCAAATATCCCCATCCACGACAAGGAACTGTGTCATTGGAAAGTGGAGGGCACTTTTAGCCGTGCCAAACATTTACGTGCCAAAGCGTACGTGTGGGATCTAAACGGCAAGTTTTCCGTCACCTGCGCAGGCATGCCGGACGATGTTAAGGCGCTTGTCAACTGGGATAATTTTGAGTACGGCTTTAGCAACGCCTTTACCGATAAGGACGGAAACACCAAGATTTGCCCGCTGTTCGCGAAGCTTATGCCAAAAACCGTCCCTGGCGGTGTGGTCTTGCTTGACAGCGTCTATCAATTACATGCATAATAAGGGTGTCTGGTGCAGTGCTGTTCGCCACACGTGGATAGGGGCACGTAAATGCAACCCTAACTCGGTACGTGCCTAGCTGGCAGGCTTCCCATGGTGTGCGCTGTTAGCTGGACGACCCTTTGAAACCCCGGCCGTATCACGGTGCGGGGTTTCGTGCTATTATAACCGTGTCCGCATATATGAATGGAGGTGCTTTATGGACGAGGAGCAGGCGCGCGAGACCGAAGCCGAGGAAACCCGCGAAGAGGAAAGCGGCAATCCCTCCGGAGAGGAAACCGCGCAGGAACAGCAGCAGGACGTGGAGGGACACGATTGGGACGCTATGACGGCCCGTATCGATGCGCTGGAGCAGCAGGTGCAGGGCCTTGCTGCTGCAATGGCCACTATTTCGGCGGCAGCTGAAGAGGACGATGACAAACCTGACGCTGAAATGCCGGATGAATACGGAGCGGCTATTGATTTGGATGACGAGGACCTGGCCGGGATGCTCGGCCTTTAAGGAGACAGCATGGCTAAAAGCAAGCTCACTAATGAAGAGGGCCGTTTGACCCTCACCAACGCGCAGATTCTGGACACGGTGCGAAAGTACGCGCCGAACGATTACCAGCAGCGAATCCCCGCAACCACGCAGGGCAGCGTTGCCGAAACTCTGCGCGCCATGAACCATTATTCGCCGTCGTGGGATGTGTTCTGGAACGTGTTTCTGGCGCGAATCGGCCGTGTGCAGATTAATGACCGCATGAATTTCACCAACCCCCTGGCTAAGCTCAAGCGCCCCACTCTGCGTTATGGCCGAACCATCCAGGAAGTGCAGGCAAACCTTATCAAGGCACGCGCTTATGATTCGCGCGCTGAAAACGTGTTCGGGCGCGAGGGGCGCGAGCCTGACATCCATCAGATTTTCCACACCGAAAACCGCCGCGATAAGTACGTTATCAACATCCCCATGGAGGATGTGTTGCGCGGTTCCTTTATCGAGGGCGAATCCATCTCGGCGTTCTTCAATTCGTTGACCGCCGCGCCGATTGCATCCGCCAACAACGATGAGTACCTTTTGATGCGAAGCCTTCTGGAGACGTACGACAACCTTTGGGGCTTCTGGAACATCCAGGTACCCGACCTGCATAACAAGACGCTCACGCATGATGAGGAGGTGCAGGCCGGCGTAAAGCTCATCGAGGCAATGCGCGCAACCTACAACAAAATGAAGTATTTCCGCACGGAATATTCCCCCGAGGGCCGTAACAAGGGCCTTGCCACGCGCTCCAACCGTCTGATTGCCGTTATCGATTCGGACGTCGAAGCGGCGCTCAAGGTTGCCGTCAACGCCTATGCCTTCAACGAGGATAATCAGCGCCTTATTGCCGACGAGATTATCGTCTTGGACGAGCTTCCCATCGCCGGTTGCCAGGCGATTTTGCTTGACGAGGAATGGTTCCAGGTTGCCGATACGCTCCAGGTAACCGCAACCGCGCCCATGAACCCCGACAATCTGAGCTACAACACGTTTATGCACGTGTGGCAGGTGCTCAGCTATTCCCTGTTCCTTGGCTCGGTCATGTTTAGTACGCGTCCAGATTCTGAGATTGCGGCGCTGCCCGCCACGTATACGGGTGTGACCCTTACCGATGTGGATGGTGGTACTTCCAAGACCATTCAGCCGGGTGAAGCCGTGCAGCTTGTCGCCAAGGTGCAGGGCACGAACGGCCCGAATCAGGCCGTTATGTATGAGATCAAGGCGTTTAACGGGCGCGGTGCAGGTGCCACGCTCCCCGCCGAGATGTGCATAGATAGCAATGGTGTGTTTCATTCGGGCAACTGCCATGACATTGATAAGGTCGTCGTTTCCGCAACCTCCGTTGCCGATGGTCAGTATCAGGCGCTTTACACCTTCACCATCGCCGGTGCCACGTATGCAACCGCTGTTGCCGGCACTGCAGTAACGGTTAAGGTCGGTGCGAACGCCACGAGTGCGCTTACCTGGACTCCGGCCGGGGCAACCGATAAGAGCTATGAGGCATATAGCGCCGATGATTCCGTTGCCACGGTTGCCGCTGTCGCCGATGACGTGCTTACCGTTTCCGGTGTGGCGGTTGGCAGCACCACTATCATCCTTGTGGCAAAGGGCGGTGACCCGATTAAGGCTAATGTCATGGCTAAGGTCACGGTCACTGTTGAGGCTTAAAGCTTTAACGCTGTTATAATGAGGGCGCATTATGCGCCCTCGTTTTGTTTAAGGAGTAATATGGATACACCACAAGGATTAACGCCTAACACATGGCCGGTTGGCACAGAGGTAACGCTGATGCAGGTGCCGTGGGATGCTAATTACCGTGATGTCGTCATCTGGGATAACGTGCATCAGCGTGACGATTACCTTGATACGCAGGCGCTCAATGGCACGGGATGGCGTTCTAAGCGTTTTTCATACTGCCGCCCAAACGAGCCCATCAGCGTGCCGGTGCCTTATTCGGCGGCTTACAAATATAACTATGTTGTGGTCCAAAACCCCATGCAGCCGGTTGACGGCGAGGAACAGCCGCTTAAGCTGTGCTACTTTATTTTGTCTACCGATTACGTGGCACCTGGAACAACGCAACTAACGCTACAGCTGGACGTTATACAGACGTATCAGTTTGGCGTATGTCTGGGTAACATGTTCGTAGAGCGTGGGCACATGGGCGTATCTAACGCTGTTTTTAAAAACGGCGTGCAAAATCTCCAGGGGCAGTACCTGCGCAAATATCTTAATGTCCCAGAGGGCTTGGACGTTGGCGATTCGTATGTGATGGCTAACCACGAATGGTATCCGCTGACGGATGCGTCGACTTTTGATATCGGTAAAATCATCATCATCAGCAGTGCAGACCTTGCCGCTGACCCGGGCACGACCGACAACCCGAATCTTAACGTTGCGGACGGCCAGAACGCGGACGGCATCCCCTCGGGATGTAACGTGTACAGCATGACATTGAGCACATTTAAAGCCGTGCTCAATGCGATGAAGGAGAAAAGCTGGGTGGCCCAGTGCATACAATCGGTGTCCACCTTCCCGGCCCGTTTGTTGTCGGAAGGAACGGATGTGCAGCTGTTCGGTAACTCGGGTATCACGATGCAGTTTCTAGGTGATACCGATACACTCGAATTGCCGCTTAAAACCTACGCAACCACGGGCAACATCTATCAGCAGCTATCAAACGGTGTCCCGGATGGATATCACGATCTATATAAGGCCTATACGTATCCGTATTCGGTTATCGAGTTGACTGCCTACAATGGCAACTCGGTATTCGTAAAGCCCGAACTTGTGTATGGCAATACCCTCGCGCTCACCGTTATCGGGTGCGCCGTTGCGCCGTTTGCGCGTATCGGCGTTTTCCCCACTAATTACGGACAGGCGTTCGAAGGCGGCCAGCCCGTTAATTACAATCAGTACACGTGGCATGGTTTCGACGGTTCGGACCATACGGGCGTTATCCCGAGCGGTGATTTTCTGGATTCGTGCTTATGGTTGGCGGATTTTCCCCAGTTTTCTATCGTCAACAGCAACTATATCACCTACCTGGCATCTACTGCCCATACCCGTGCATATCAGTACGAGAGCGCCGGCTGGCAAAACGCCAAAAGCAACGCCGCGTCTGACCTGGCGTATTCCCAGGCCATGAACCAAACGGCGCTCAATGAAGCCAACCGCTATGACCAGGGTCCCATTGGCGCGCCTCAGATTGCCAACTATGCAGGCCAGGCTGTGGGCATGCTGGAGGGCGGGCTTAACCGCTTGACCGGGCAACAAGCCGTAAGCTCAAACGAGGTTACCTTGGCTGGAGCCGCTAATTATCTTGCGCAGCGCCAAACGGGAAACCTTGCCTTTAACGCAACCCAAGATTTGTCCCGTCAGGTTGCCGGGCAAAATCTGGATTATGCAAAATACGCTGCGCGTGGCGACTACGCTAATCAGATTGCGGCGATTAACGCCACGGTGCAGGATGCCGCATTGCAAGCCCCGTCCACGGTAGGCCAGATGGGCGGACAGGGGTTCATGTGGAAAAACGGTTTGGTTGGATTTGCAGTAAATTACAAAACGGCTGGCGGGGCAGCCATGCGCACGGTGTGCGATTTTTGGGCACGATATGGCTATAAAATTCAGCGATTTTACAACTTCGGCGGCGCGAAGATGACCTCGCTTAAAATCATGGATCATTTTAGTTATTGGAAGGTGTCCGAAACCTATATCACGTGTGCGAAGGCTAACGAAGCCGAAAAGGATGCAATACGCGGCGTGTTGGAAAAGGGCGTGACCGTGTGGGGCAAGCCATCTGAGATTGGCAACATCGCGCCGGCGGTAAACACCCCGCTGTATAATATCGAATACTAAGTAAGGAGGATGTATGGAACCTTGGATGCTAGACCCAACCGAGTTCACGCCGCTTAATGTGTCGATGTTCGGCAAGCGATACGTTAAACGCTGGCAGGCCAGCGTAAAGCAGTACCGCACGTATGACTATTGGCGGCAATTGTTTTGGACGGCCGCAATCAGCCGTTTTGAGTGGGAAGGCCTGCCGGATGGCATCGATTCGCGTTATCTTGAAACGCTGCTGTGCGGCTACGGTTCATTCGCCGCCACGAAACGCGCCACCAGCGGCGTGCTTACGTATTGGTGTGGCCGGATGAATCCTGTTGGCAATCTTGACCTTTACCGTAATCCCAACACCATCGACGTTTACGCCCCTAACGGCCAGCGCCAGCGCCGCCATTGTAACTGGTGGTTTAAGCATGTAGGCAATCAGCACGGGACTAAGACGGTTGTAATGCCCGCTGATGCCGTTATCTGCTGGGACAACCTAACGCGCTTCCCCGTGCTACAGCTGATTGACCGCCAGGCCCAGCGCCTGGCCGATATGGATACCACCGTTGACCAGCACGTTCGTGCAATGCGCGTGCCTTATGTCATCAGCGTGGACGAGTACGGCAAAAAGCAGGCCCAGGACATGTATAACCGCATTGATTCGGGCCAGCCTGCAATTTATATGAATCCTTCGGGCATGCAGAATATGAGCGTCCAAGTATTGCAGACCATGAGCAAAGCGGCGTACGCCGGCAGCGACATCCTTAACGATGAGCTGAAAATCGTGTCCGCTGTGTATACGATGCTCGGCATCGACAACAACGCCGCTGCGGAGAAAAAGGAGCGCGTCCAGACCGCTGAAACCTTGGCGAATAACGAACAGTTCATGATCCAGCGCAATTCGTTTTTGAAGCCCCGCCAGGAATTTTGCAAGCGAATCAATGAGATGTATGGATGGAATTGCAGCGTCAAATGGAGCGTGCCGCACATGGCTGCTGGCGCTAGCGGCGATGATTGGCCTATTTCCGAGGGTAGTGAATTTTTGGATTCCGGTGGAGTTATCGAGCCGAGCGAGGGGGCTACTAATGCTAACCTTTAACAACAACGATTTTGCCGCCCTTGACGAGCATAAATACACGCTCCGGGATGTTGTGGAAGCCCTGGGCTATGATTGGGGCATGCAGGATTATCCGATTTTCGATGAAGCTTACCGAGAAAAGCTAAACCGAGCGATCTATAACCACTTCTGCTTTCGACGAATCGCGAGCGATACGCCCGCTATGTTCATCTTTTACCTGAACCGGCGCATGGTTGAGCAGATGCCCAACATCAACCCCGTGTATGAGCTGGTGCGGCGTGAGAATTTCGACCCCATGGCCACCACGCAAGGTAAGACTAATTCTGCCACCCAGGGCAAAAGCGCCAACCAAAGCGTTGCCACGGCATCGAGCACCCCGCAAGTCTTTTTGGATAACCCGGACGGCGAACAGTATCTAACTGGCGTGACCAAACAGACCGACAACGGCAATCAGGACGGCACGGCGGCCACAACGTACAGCTCCATCTCCGGTGTGGGCAATGCCGTGTATGATATGATGGCATCAAGTTTCATGGCAACGGATAATTTGGTTTTCAACCTGCTTGAGCCGTTGTTCATGCAAACCTGGGACGATATGCCTATGTAGTAAGGAGGTATGAGGATGCAAAGCAAAGAGGATTATAAGTATATGCGCGTGCATCTGGACAGCATGCAGCTGTGCTTCGAGCTTGACGCTAAGCACGCCATGATGGACAACGACATCGACGCGTACTATACCCTTAACCCGCTGAGCCAAGAAATCAGCACGTGCATCCGCCGCGTTGATGCGCTTATCAAGTTGCTTGACGAGCGGGCCAAAATCGAGCCGAAGGGCGATGGTGGCAATGGCGATGTTTAGCCCGTATGGGTTCCGTGCGATTGAAAACCAAAACGCCGCCGATACCCAGGCTGCTAACGTGGCCCCTGCTATGCCAGGCTATACGGGCATCGACAAGCTGGATTTCGCCAAGATGCGCACGCCAGAGGACCAGATACATTGGCTGTATCTGTATGCTACGGGCCTTGACCTTAACACCATCAATGCCGAGCAGGCACAGGCGTTGATCGATGCTGCAACCGCCACGCTAAAGGCGTACGTTGACGAGCAGGACCAGGCCATTTCAGCCGACGTGTTGCAGCGGTATAACTATCTGCTGCACCTCATCCAGCAGCTTACCGAGTTTCCGGGCATCGTGTTAGACCCAACATGGGGCAGCGCTAGACCGATTAAAACGGTGGTGGAGCGCGTGTATGATTTCGACCGTCCGTTTTCGGTAACCGCCAAGGATTATGACGGCATGGGTTACACGGCAAAAGCGTATGACGCAAAAGGCATCACGGCACGAGAGTTCGATGTTGCGTTCGCCGTGCAGACGTATAACGAGTGGTTGGCAAAGGAGGGATAAAATGGCAGGGAAAGATGTAAGCTATCAATTTCTGGATGCGCTAGCCAAGTCCATTGGCATGGATGCTCAGACGATTAAACAGGCGCTTGCCGAGATTAACCAGCTGCAAACGAAGACGCAGGCGCTAGAGCTGGCTGTCCAAGGTAAAGCGCCAACGAATCATGCTAGCCAACAGCCTATTTTCGGCACAGCCAACGAGCAGATGTACGGTCACGTCAAGATCGCACACGAGGTGGCCAACGATTCAACCGACGGTGTGGCGGTAAGTCCTGATGCTGTGTATACTTATGCGCCAAACCGCGATACTACGCCTTTAGGCATCGTTACACGTACTATGGCGAGCATAATAAACGATGGTGAACTCGTTAGCGATGCCGCGTACGCGCAGATAAGCGGTAGTGCTGTGACTGTGTGTTGGGGGAACCACAATTATACGAACATCGATCTAATCGAGGTTTTAATTCCACCTATTTATAAATTTGAAACCTTTGCCAACTATAACACCTGCACCAACTCCGGGAACAAAGTCTGCGTGTCCTATGGCGCAGACGCCATATTGACAGTGCAATCGACTGATAGAGCTAAGGCTTCTGACAGCATTTTGATTTTTATGACACCAAAAAACGCATAAGGAGACAATATGTCGGCATCCAATGAAACTACCAACTACCAACTCCCGTTGTTTACCGACAACGACCAGCCAACGTGGCTGGGGGACTTTAACGGCGCGATGGGCAAAATCGACAATGCGCTTAACACAGTCGGCGCAAACGCGTCTACCGCGCTTTCTGCCGCTAACAACGCGGTTAACCGTGTCGGCACGCTTGAAACCCAGTTCGCCCTTGTCCAGAGCTCTGCGAATCAGGCGCTATCTTTGAGCCAGACAAACGAAACGGACATTGCCGCGCTTGATGCGCAGATGGCAGGCACGCAGCCGAGCGAGTTGCTTGACAAAATCAACAAAATCATAACCGGTGCAACCCCCATCAAGAAAAGCGGTTCCGTGTCCATCGGCGGCGGCACCGTCACCTGGGAAACGCTTGAAACCCCGCTTACCCGTCAGATGACCGTATGGCTCGGCATAGACGGCGTGACGCTGACCAAAACGTCAGACCAGGAAACGTATCACGTGTTTACCATTCCCGAGGGCAAACGCTTCGATCACAACATCCAGCTATTTGCTGACTCGAACCTTGGCACGCCTGCCGCGCTCGTAGTGTATGCCGAGGCTTCCACTGGAGTTGTGCGTATCCAGCAGGGGCAGGGCATCTCACAGTATGCGTACGGCACTGACATCGTGTTTACGTACACGTATTAAGGATGTGCTATGTACACGTTAGATAGTGATTGGAGAGCAGAGGGCAACACCACTGGTTTTAGAGGCGCGCCACAAGGATTCTGCGTGCACCACAGCGCAGGTACTACACTTGATATGGTTCCGGCGTTTTTGGCTAATTCGACCTCCGCCCATTATGGGGTCAAGGGCAACCACGTGCGACAATTCGTGGCGGATTCCCAAGGCGCATGGGCGGCTGGGGACACCTGGGCTAACACCAACCTGCTGCACATCGAGTGCGTTAATTCAGCAGGCGCGCCGGATTGGCCCGTAGCCGAAGAGACCGTTAACACGCTGGTCGTGTTTTTAGCCGACAAGTGCCGCGAGCACCGCATCGGGCAATTAACTGCGGAGCAGAATCTGTTCGGGCATCGAGACTTTTACAACACGCTCTGCCCAGGCGTGCTTTATGAGCGACTGGATGAGATAGCGGACAGGGTCAATGCGCTGCTCGACAGCGGCGCGGAAAGCGAGGACGATGTGAGCGCACAAGACGTGTGGAATTACGATTATGAGGGAACCGCTCCAGGCGGCAACATGTATAACGCTGTGGTTAACGGCATGCGCGAGCTGCTCAATACCAGCGGCACCGCAGCCCAGGATGAGACCGGACAGCATGTGGATACCGGAGCAACGCCACTGGAGCGTATCCCTTATATCGAGGGTATGCTAAAGCAGCTCGGCATCACAGATGTCGCCGGTGCTGAGAACGAGACGGGCGAACACGTCAACACGGGTGCGAACATGGCGTTGCGCCTAGCATACATGGAGGCGCGGCAGATTAAGATGGAGCGCATGTTGGCAGAGATTGCTGACAAGGTAGCCACGAGCGAGGGGAACTAACATGGATTGGCACATTGCAGCAATCGTGGCGGCATTCGTGGTGATGGACCTTGCCACCGGCGTTATGCAGGCGGTTGCGAACAAAACCTTGGATTCAACCAAAATGCGGGCAGGGTTGTGGCACAAATGCGGCTTTATCATGGTCGTTATTCTGGCCGCACTAGTGGAATGGGCCATGCAGTTTATCGACCTCGGTTTCACCTTGCCGATGTTCGTGCCGGTGTGCGTTTTCATTATCCTTACGGAAATCGTTTCGATTTTCGAGAACGTGTGCCAGCTTTCGCCAGAACTTGCTAACTCCAAACTTGCGCAGCTGTTTAACATTGATGTAAAATAACTCTGCCACGGGTTACCGCATACAGCCCATAGGCACCACTCTAACCCCCACGTGGACAAGGCACGTGGGGGTTACTTTTATAAGGAGGTAACATGGACACCGAACAGTTTATAACCCTAGCAATCTTTTGTATTGGTGTTTTAGGCTTAATTTGGTGGATTGACTAATGGCATGGACAAAAGAACAGCGGCAGTTTTGCGAGTATACAATCTGCACCGTCGAATCTAACTGCGATTATGCAGCGGTCAACATGAACGACCCTATCACGCTGGGCATCGGGCAGTTTTACGCGTATAACGCGGCTGCGCTGATGGAGCGATTACGCGACAATGCGAGCGCAAGCTATGGCAAACTTTCAACACGCCTTAAAGATGCAGTGGCTAATCACCCTGCCGATACGGATGCCACATGGTGGACCGGCTTTTACCTTTATCAAGATGACGCTGATTCTTGGGTAGCATCAGCGCAGGACCAGGAAAACCACGCCGTGCAGGACCAATTTTTCCTTGATTGGGTTTTCGGCAGCGGCGGCGCTTTCGACACGCTGGGCGGATGGGGCATGTCAACCGACAACGTAAAGCAAACTATCTTTATGCTGAGCGTCTATCACCAGGCCCCGGCAAGCGCTAATCAAATCCTTGCTAACATCGGAGGCGGTCGAAGCCTTGACGAGTACCTAAACGCAACGCTTAACACGTGGCCGGTTTCGGGCTACTCAAACCGTTACAATCGCGTGTATCAGCTGCTCAATGATTGGGACGGCACGAGCGCCCCGCCCGATTTCGGCCAGTCCGATTTTACCCCGGGCACCAACCCCAACACCAACGGGCAAGCCAAATCGAGCATCAGCCGCCTGGAGCAAGTTGGCAATGACCTAATCGTATACGGAGCCATGGGGCAGGGCACCCGCCTAATGTGCCACAACACTGGTAACGGCGTGTGGCTACCCGTGCGAAACGCAACAGCGCCGACCTATCCGGGCACGGGCGGTGGCGGAGGCGGTGGCGGTAGTGACGAGTTCGAATCCATGCAGGCCATCTGGGAGCAAAACGAGGGTGCCTTTAATTACGCCCAGGCAGCGGGAAGGCTGGAGCCGGACGTTAGCGGCTTTACCGATTGCAGCGCCTGCATTTGGTGGGCGGCAAACAAGGCCACTAATGGCAAATATAATTGGCTCGGAACGTCCACATGGACAATGCGCGACACCGCCACTAAAATATGTGATGGGATTCAACGCGATTTGATGCAGCCCGGAGACCTTATCCTTATGACCAATCCCGAACATGTTGGTTGGTACTGGGGCAACGGGGTTGCATGGGGTGCAGGCTCAGCCCCGTGCCCGAAGGTTGAAGCTGACCCCGTGGAGAATTACTATTCTTGGGGTAGCAATTTGGAGATTTACCGTTTTATAGGGCAGTAAGGAGACAGATAATGAGTGGTATACCTAAGTGGGCACGCTGGGACCCTAGCGCGTTAATGGGTGCGAGGTGCCCCGTGCGATTGTGCACAGGACCTAGAAGCCTGGGCAAAACGTACGCGATGAAGAAGGTTGGCATCAAGCGATTTTTGACCAAAGGTGAAACCTGGGCATATGTTCGTTATTACGATACGATGATTGACAGAATTTTGCGCAGCCCCGAGGGATTTTTATCTGACATTGAGCGAAATAACGAGTTCCCCGGCCAACGGTTTCAAATGAACGGACGCATGATGCAGACCGCGTACCAGGCGCAAAAGGACACGGGAAACGTCAAATGGAAACCGAAATGGCAAAACCTAGGCCAGATGTATGCACTTACCTCATTTGATTCTTTGAAGGGTGCCACCACTGCAAATAACACGCTGATGGTCCTGGACGAGTTCATCAAGGAGAAGCGCTTGCCGCCTTACCCGAGCGGTTGCGTTGATATGCTTATGAACATGTGGGAAACGTTCGACCGCCGCGAAAACCGCGTTATCCTGGTGGGACTGGCGAACAATGCCGACCTCGTGAATCCGCTGTTTCAAGCATGGGGCATTACCCCCATCCCCAGGGGCAGCAGCCGCTATTTTAAGGTGGGCAATTCCGCCGTGTACTACGAAAACGCGTTTAACGCAGAGTTCGCAAAGTATTCGGCAACCTCGAATATCGGAGCGTTCACCGCAGGTAGCGATTATGCAGAGTATGCACAGCAGAGCGAATTTACTAACATGACGGGCCAGTTTGTCAAACCGCGCACTAAAAGCTGTGATTGCATCATTGCGCTTAAATTTAGGGGTATTCCCTTTGCCATCTGGCAAGATATGCATACGGGGATTGTATATGTCGACCGCAAGCCCCCGACCGGTAAACAGGTGGTTGTGTTGACGCGGCATGATATGTCGCCTGATACGATGCTGATAGAGCGAAACGCCCCGCTTATCAAGTTCGCAGTTCGGGCATATAGCCATGGTGATTGTTACTTTGATTCGGACGCAACACGTGAGATGTGGTTGGACATGCTGAGCATGTGTGGATTGAGATAGTAAAAGGCCATCCAATCGGATGGCCTTTGATTAGCAAGGGCGGTAGAGATTACAGTCGTTACAATGAGCCGTCAAATCGTCATCGTGCAACACGCTATAATCTTTTTCGTCCACCCCGTACGTACACCGAAGAATGCTTGCAAGGGCGAAACATTCGGCCGTTTCCACTCCGTCAAATCCGAAATCCCACCACACTAACTGTTTACAATCCTCGTCCCCGATGTACGTGCAAAACCCATAGACATTGCCATGCGAATAAATCTCACACGTATAAGCACACGCCTTCACTTCTCGTTCCAGCTGCATTAGACGTATCATAATTCATTCCTTCCCAGGGCCTGCCATCGCTAACAGGTGCTTCATTCTTACGGTTACGTTCTTCTTTCCGGCCTGCACGAAAAACACGTTGTTATGCACATCTGTCACAACGCCTTGGCACACCTCATACCAACGGGCATATTTGGTATGTTTCGGGGTAATCCACCAAATGGCCTTGCCTACGCAATCTTCGGGTTCCAGGTGCCACAAATAACAACGGATTCGGAACTCGTGGATAATCTTTTGCAAAAGCGCCGCGCGTTCCTGCGGCTTTTTGGCTTTAAGGAATTTGTCACGATACTTGGAAATTAAGTAATCCACCTCGTCTCGTGGGATTAGCGGGTACAGCATTTCTACACCTCCCACAGCGGCTCGCCTGCACGTAAGGCGCTAAAGTAGAGTTCGCAGGTGTTTACCATGTCATCCCCGTGAAACTTGTGGGTAAAATACTCGCCGTTTACGCCCTTACACTCAATCCAAAAGCCGCTCCCATATTTCCAGGCTTGGACGTAGCCAACCCCGTCGACGCAGAAAAACACATCAGGCATAAACGATTGCAAGCATTTTATTTCACGGCTAAGTATTTCCTTTTCAAGCAATTCCTTCTCGGGGTCATCCATGATTCACTCCTTAGAGGTATGGTGTTACGTTCAATGCTGCCCCGATTGCGACCAGGGCAAGCGATAACAGGCTGGGCTTCTGCCCAAATGCTGCCGCGCCTGCTATGACGAGGATAAGGCCGATGAAGGCAGCTAGAGGGGCGTATTGGTGGAACATGGCTAGTCCTCCCACTGATTGAAATAATCAGCCTGCCGCTGATAATAACTTACACTTGCTTTATACTCAACAAGTGCCTTTCCCAGGTCGTCGAACGGCTTAACCCAGAACTCAGGCTGCGGCGCGCTACCAAACCTTACGTTAAGCGCTGCTTTAGCTGCTCTAACGAGACCTGCTTTAGTGTTGGCGGCGCTTTCGAAAAATGCTGTGTAGTCCATGACTTCGGTACAGACTGCTACCACATAGCGGCGTTTCATGTTTTGGCCCCTAACTCGAATGGATGGGCGGGCTTGTGCCCGCCCATGTTCACACTACAGCTCAACAACAAAATTCTTACCCCGCTGGCAATCGTGCACGTGCCAGCTGTTACGGCCGGTGCGGGTGAGCGCGTATTCATAAACCAACCAGCCATAACCGTCATGGTCAAACTTAAGCGTTGCCAGCTGGAAACACCCGCTATCCTCGGTGTTGTGACACGTGGCCAACCAATCGAGCGCGTCTTTCAAGTCATCAGCTTCGAAATTCCCATCAAACTCAACCTGTTTGGTTTGCGCGTTGTACACTGACCATTTCATGATCTGTTCCTTTCTGTTCTGGTCTATCCAGCTTAAGGCCGGGCATAGCCTGCTGGTCTGTAGGCTATGCCCGGCCTACCCTTGCGGGTAGGCGTGGGATGTTAAAAGTCGAACGTCTGCTCATAAGTGCCGTGCACAATCATAATACCATCATCGTGATGCAGAGCGCCGGGCCATTCGCCCGTTAGTGCTTTCAGCGTGTTCTGCACACCTGCCAGCTTAATATGCCAATACTCCGCATCATAGGACATGTCAAGACGTTCGCAGCCATCTTCATGGCACTTGTACTCTGCCATTAGCTTGTACGCGGGTTCGAGTTCAATGCCGGGTTTCATCATGCTCAGGTTCCTTTCGATTCGAATCCAGAGGGGTCCAGGTGAACCCTTTCCCCTTTCGTTGGCACTAGTATACCACGTGATGACTACGGATGCAAGGATTATTTCCGTAGTGCGGGCATGATATGTAGAAAGATAGAGCGGGGAAACCCGGATAAATATGTTACAATACAC